ACCAACGAAGATAAAATAAAAGATAACCAACAACGTTGTACTGGGTTTGATACTGAGATTGGGCAACTACAATCTACCATTGCTAATGTGGATTCCCTGACAACAAAACTAGATTCACTCAAAGAAATCAAGTTTAAGTTGAATGATAAGAGTTCTTCTGTTGACCGCGACATAAAGTTTTTTGAGAAGAATGCGACTTGTCCTGTGTGTACTCAGGACCTCAGTGATTCATTCCGAGAAGATAAAACAACCAAACTATCTACTAAGAAGATAGAACTGAATAATGCCCTTGAGGAACTATCTACAACCACTGATAGTGTTGTTGACCAACTGACAGAAATCAAGAAGACAACCCAACTCATTACTGCTCTGCAGAAAGATAAGGGTACTCTTGAGCGTGATATTGTAAAACTGGAGTTTGATAATCTACAGCTCAACAAAGATATCATTGACCTTCAGACTAACACTCCCAAGATTGCCGAGGAGAAAGAAAAGTATGAAGCACTCTCTAAGGAGTATTCTGATACCAAGAAGAATTGTGCAGAAGTTTCTAAGCAGGGCGATGAGTTCAAAGTTGTGTCTAGTTTGCTGAAAGATACTGGAATCAAAAGTTTGATTATCAAAAAGTACATTCCTGTTGTCAACAAACTCATCAACAAGTATCTTCATAGCATGGACTTCTATGTCAACTTCACCCTTGACGAAAACTTCAATGAAAAAATCATGTCCCGCTCTCGGGACAACTTCACCTATTCTTCTTTTTCTGAGGGTGAAAAGCAGAAAATTGATTTGGCGCTTTTGTTTACTTGGAGGGAAGTCGCTCGTCTTAAGAACTCTGCCGCTACGAACCTCCTGATTCTGGATGAAGTCTTTGACAGTTCTTTGGACGATTCTTCTACAAGTGAACTTCTCAAGATTCTGAACGGCATGGGACAAGACTCTAATATCTTTGTCATCTCTCACAAGGGTGAGATTCTGGTGGATAGATTCCAGCGTACGCTGCAGTTTGAGAAAATCAATGACTTCTCCAAGCTCACGGTGGACAAATAAATAACTGTCCGCCCCTTGCGCGGAGTGCCCCATTGCTGCTATAATACGTGGGTAACCGACAGAGAGACATGCAGGTCAACACCGAAGTCAAAGGCACTCTTGCTAAGTTGCTTGCGACCGAAAACCTGAATGTTGAGCACCGTAAAATTACGACTGCTTACTTCGATACCGAACGTCGGATTCTCGCGCTTCCTATCTGGAAGCAGGTTACTGGAGATGTGTATGACCTCCTTGTGGGACATGAGGTTGGTCATGCACTGTACACTCCTAATGAGGATTATAGTTCTGCTCCTAAGGACTTCGTAAACGTCCTAGAGGATGCTCGTGTAGAACGTAAGATGAAGGTGACCTATCCTGGTCTCCGTAAGTCTTTCTACAAGGGTTATCAAGAACTCAACACTCGCGACTTCTTCGGTACTCTTTCCGAAGATACTTCTAAACTTGCTTTGATTGACCGTATCAATCTTCACTTCAAGGTTGGTCTACTGGACGGTGTGTCTATTCCTTTTTCTGAGGATGAACTTAAGTGGGTTGAACTGACTGAAAAGACTGAAACTTTTCAGGACGTTGTTGAACTTGCCAAGCAACTGTATGCTGAGGCAAGCAAGCGAGAAGAGGAGAAAGATTCTTTCCCTGAGACTCCCTATAATAATTCTGAATCTGGTGAGGAGACAGAGGAGAAAGAAGACAAAGAGTATAGTCCTCAGTCCAGCAATGAATCTGGTGAAGAGTCTGGCGAAAGCATGACTCATGAAGAGATGCTGGAAGAAGCAGAAAAGCGTGAGCAGGAAAATGAAGGTGGTGAGTCTTTCGATGAGACTGAATCTATCACCGATAAAGCATGGAGAGATAATCAAGAACTGCTTGTCGATGACAACGCAAAGGAGTGGCTGTACATCAGTACTCCTGAACCCATTCTTGATAGCATTATCCATTCTTACAAGGTTGTAAACCACGACCTCGGTGCTTACTTCAGTGAGATTGAAAGTTCCAACTCTTATCAATGGACGATGGAACGCTACTTCAAGTTCAAAAAATCTGCTCAGAAATCTGTTAACTATCTGGTCAAGCAGTTTGAGATGAAGAAGTCTGCAGATGCATATCATCGTGCATCTACTTCTCGCACTGGTGTTCTGGACACCAATAAACTGCACCAGTACAAGTACAGCGAAGACCTGTTTAAGAAAGTTACTATCATTCCTGATGGTAAGAACCATGGTCTAATCATGCACATTGATTGGTCTGGTTCTATGGCAGGTTGCATTATGGATACCATGAAGCAACTGTACAATCTAATTTGGTTCTGTAGGAAAGTTTCCATTCCTTTCCGTGTCTTTGCTTTTGTCGGCGGACACAAGGATAATGGACTCCAAGTTCAGAAGGAAGAGGAGCGTGTACTTCGAGTAGACCCGACCTTCAAACTGTTTGAATTCTTCAGTTCCAAAATGTCCCCTCGTCTGCTTGACGAGCAAATGAAACTGGTCTGGGCACAGTGTTATTCTGTGTCCTCTGGTTTCCATCATCATGGTGGTCACTGGTTCTATGGTCTGGGTAGCACTCCTCTGGCAGAAGCAGTTATGTGTACTCCCTACATCGTCAAGCAATTTAAGCGAGAAGAGAACATCCAGAAAGTTAACGTTATATGTCTCACTGATGGTGAGGCAAATCCCCTCGCTGCCAGGATGACTAAATACAACGAAGAAGATACTTATGAATGCGGTCCTGTTTATCGCAATCGTCTTCTTTGCCACAGTATGAATAAAGTTTGGATTCTTCGTGACCGCAATAGCAGTTACTCTAAGAAGATTAATCAAAATCCATATGCTACAACCACCGAGATTGTAGATTTCTATCGTCAGATTACTGACTATAACTGGATTGGTATTCGTCTTTGCAGTAAGTCTGAACTAAACAACATGCTGCGTCGTGTCTTTGACTATGAATGTCCTGAGATGAATGTCTACCTTAAGCAGTGGGCTCAGAACAGGTTCTGTAAAATCGAAGACAGACTCGGATTCTCCACCATGTTTACGATGCCTAATTCTAACTTTGGTGGTGGTACTGAGAGCATTGATGTCAAACAGAAGGGTGATGCACCTACTAAAGCAGAACTACAACGTGCATTTAAGAAGCACATGAGTTCTAAGATGACAAACAAGACTCTCCTAAATGCGTTCGTGGAGCAAATCGTATGAGATGGTTAATCAAATACAACTGCCCTAAACAAGACCCAAATCTTTATAAGGAAAAGATTATGCTAGGGTCTAACCAAGCAAGGGTCTGTGAACAATTTTCAAAAGAACATCCTGGATGCTTCATTAAAGGGTTCCCCCGACCAGTAGGAGGGGGAACTGAGATTGGTGAACCGCCAAAATAAGTGTCCCAACCCCCTTGCTAAGGGGGTTTTTCAATGCTATAATTACGGAGTAATCGAAACAAACCATGCCTGCCAAGTCTCCTCTGACTACCGAGCAAGTCCGCGACTACATCCTGAGCAACAACGGTCCTGAGATTGGAGCGTCTGTTGTTTCTGATACTGCTGCACACTTTGGCGTCTCTGTACCTACCCTGTCCAAGCGCCTGGAGCAGTACAAAGTAGGACGTGGAAAGTGGAACCTCACTGTCAAAGAACGTCTTGAGCAGACCTATCAATCGTCTGCTGTTCCCGTACGGGAAACTCAGTGTTTTGTTCCTGATAAAGACGAGACTTTTGTCCCGTTCGGGAACTTCACCGACCTTAAAAAGGTTCTGCAGTCTCAGCGATTCTATCCTCTCTTCATCACTGGTCTCTCTGGTAACGGTAAGACTTTTGGCGTTGAGCAGGCATGCGCTCAACTGAAGCGTGAATTGATTCGTGTTAATATCACTATTGAGACTGATGAAGATGACCTTATCGGTGGTTTTAGGCTTGTTGATGGGAATACTGCATGGCACAACGGTCCCGTTATCGATGCCCTTGAGCGAGGAGCAGTGTTGCTCCTGGACGAAATCGACCTTGCTTCCAACAAAATCCTCTGCCTTCAGTCTATTCTAGAAGGCAAGGGTGTCTTCCTCAAGAAGATTGGACGCTACGTTCAACCCGCTCCTGGTTTTACTGTTGTTGCGACTGCCAATACCAAGGGTAAGGGCAGCGATGACGGTCGCTTCATCGGTACTAATGTACTGAACGAAGCGTTCTTGGAACGTTTTCCGATTACCTTTGAGCAATCGTACCCTACTGCTGCCACCGAAACTAAAATCCTCCTGCATGCCATGGGTAGGTTCGATTGTGAGGACAGTGAATTCGCTGACAACCTCGTCAAGTGGGCGGGTGTAATCCGTAAAACCTTCTTCGATGGTGGCGTCGATGAAGTGATTACAACCCGTCGCTTGGTTCATATCGTACAAGCGTACGGTATTTTTAGTGATAAACTTAAAGCAATCACCAATTGTGTAAATCGTTTTGATGAGGATACCAAGCAATCGTTCTTGGAACTCTACACTAAAGTTGATGCTGGTGAAGACCTTTCCGATGAATCTGAAAATGAAGTACAATGAAGAAGCACTGCTTGAAGAATTGAAGCAGTACATTCAAGGAACTTACAATCAGCATTACTCCACTGGCGATGCTGGTATCCAAACCCTTGATTTGATTGAATCCTGTGGAGATGGTGAAGCATTCTGTCGGAGTAACATCCTGAAGTATGCTTCCCGTTATGATAAGAAGGGTAGCGCACGGCGGGACATTATTAAAATCCTGCACTATGCACTTCTGCTGCTACACTTCAATGATAAAAATGCAACCCGTGAGGAGTATCCTAATCGATGACTGTTATTTCCCGCCGCACAATTGATGTCCTTAAGAACTTCTGTTCTATCAATAAGTCCATCGTTATCAAACCTGGCAACAAAGTTTCTACCCTGAGCATCAACAAGAACATTCTTGCTACTGCCAATGTAGAAGAAACCTTTGAGAGTGAGCTCGCTATCTATGACCTGAGTGCATTCCTCGGCGGTTTGAGTCTGTTTGAGGCACCCACCTTCAACACCACTAACAAGAACTTCGTTCTTATCTCTGATGTTGCTGGTAAGTCTAAAACCAAATATTTTTACTCCGACCCCGATATTATTACTCAAGCACCTGACCGTGACATTGACCTTCCCACTGAAGATGTCTCTTTCACCCTTAAGAGTCAAGACTTGGTTCAACTCCAACGTGCTGCTGCAGTGTACCGTGTAGAAGACCTGTGTGTGAATGGTGTAGATGGTAAGATTTCTCTCTGCGTCACTGACAAGAAGAATGAAACATCAAACACTTACTCCGTGCAAGTTGGAGAAACTGACAAAGAGTTTTGTCACTGCTTCAAAGTCGAAAATCTCAAACTGCTTCCTGGTGATTACAGTGTTACTATTAGTAATCCTTCAGTTGCGAGATTCGTCGGAGAAGACATCAAGTACTTTATCGCACTAGAGCCATGAAACAGTACCCCTATCAAATTACCTACACCCTGAACAGCACGGGGAATCGTCATCACTTCAAGAAAGTCATGGCAGCATCTCAGAACGAGGCAAAGAAATTGTTTGAGGCAGACATGCCAACGGCAAAGTATATCTGTGCCATTGCACAACCACAAAACAAGTAATGAAACACATCCTTTTTACACTCAAGGAGTGTAACAAATCGTTCTTAGATGACGAAAGGTTTGTAAGGGATGTTGTTTACCAGGCATCAGTCAAATGTAAATCAACTTTATTAGCACTCAACTCACACAAGTTTGAACCTCAGGGTGTC